CTGAGCAATATGTTCCTTCCACTGTCCCTCCTCATCTTGTGGACGAGTGGTGGTCTCTTGCCACTTACGAAGAAAAGGTTGCGGCCATTAACTGGCCGATGTTGAAAATGACAGTTAATAGGACGGCCTCCCCTGGAGTGCCTTACGCAAATTTGGAAACTTCCAACGGAGCTCTCTTGGACAACCACTCCGAGTACATTTGTAAATTGGTCATCGATCGCCTTGACGCGCTTCTTGCTGCTTCGGCGTATGATTACCAACGTATAAATGCGGAAGGGTTGGTCAGGATGGGTTTGGCCGATCCTATTAGAGTGTTCGTTAAGAACGACCTCCACCCCGGGCGGAAAATCGCGACTGGAAAAGTTCGCTTGATATGTTCCGTTTCATTGGTGGATCAACTGGTCGAAAGAATTTTGTTCTCCAATCAGAATGCGGTCGACATTCGGAACTTCGCTCAAATACCCAGCAAGCCTGGATTTGGTATGCTTGATGCCGAAGCTGTCGATGCTCTGCGTCAAAACGTGATTGATATGAAAGATCTCGACGTGCCTCTCGTTAGCACGGACATGAGCAACTGGGACTTTACGTTCCAAGATTGGGAGTGGAAGGCGGAGTTTAAACTTCGGGCCATTCTCTCTGGTGCAAAAGTGTGGGACGCCTGGACAGGAATGTCTGCCGTCCGGATATATGCGCTCTCTATGTCTGTGTTTGCCCTGTCCGATGGGTCTCTGCTTGCGCAGAAGCTCCCTGGGATAATGAAATCTGGCTCCTACTTGACTTCTAGTACGAACTCACGAATAAGAGCATTTGGTGCTCACATACGGCGTTCGCCTAGTATAACTATGGGAGATGATTGCGTTGAAAATGGTCGTGTTCTACAAGAACTGGTTGAACATTATGCGCATCTCGGGCATAGCGTTAAAGATGCTCGCTTCTGTGAAGACGGAAAGTTTGAGTTTTGTTCGCATGTCATAACCGACAACTATATAGTGCCGATTAACTGGCTCAAGATGGTGATTAATTTCATCGTCCGAGGCGAGTATGATGAGCTGTCTTTTCAACAGCTCGTGACCGAATTGAAAGATGCCGATCACGAGATAGTCGAAGAGATTTTGGCTCGCAACGGTGTTCATTGCGTTTTGGATAGTTACATTCGAGGCTAGACGAAGCCACGTCATTGCTGCACTTCGTTGGACGTTAACTAATCGAAGTGTAAAAGAACGGCGAGAAGTAAATAACGATGTCTGCTACAAATCTACTTAAAATCATTGCCGATGATTCTGAATTGAGGCAAACCATTTCGCCTGATGGTTGGAATTGGCTTTTGTCTTCTCTCGACCCCTTTCATGATTTCGCTCATCCGCTAGCTGGCTATCCAGATCTCGCAGGAGCTCCGTCTGTTGTTCTTGAAATAACACGGACCCTTTCTGTTTCGGGGGCTAGTCTTGGTAGTGGTTATATGAACTGCTACATGTGTCCTTTTAGTTCCTCTCTTACTTCCCAGCCTCCTAATTGTTTTATCGGTAATTGGGATATACCTACTGTGAATTACACCAACCCTCTTGGGTCGGCTTTGTTCTCCAGCACTAATGCTGTATTAGCTCTCTATTCTCCGAATTCGGGGCAAAACTTGGTTACTGGAGACATGATAATTAATACTGCGAATAATCTCTATTCTGGTACCACTGGTGGGCAGTACGCCATTTATAGTAATGCCAATCCTCCTTTGGCTTTCCCGATGCCTGCAGTATCTTCTTTTGGCCCCCCTACTGGTTTTGTGCTGCGGCACGGCATCACTGCGCCTCACCGCGTCATTGGTGCCGGCTTTGAAGTGACCAACACCACTGCTCCGCTTTATAAATCGGGCAGTGTTATTGTTTACGACAGCCCTTCGAATTGGGGAACCTGTGATACATTTGTTTTGTCAGGCGCTTTTGAAAATGGCGCTACTTTGAATCCCCCTAATACTGTTGGCGGCGTCACCAATACTCATTTTGAAGTGTGCATGGGACCTCCTGTCACGCTCGACCAGGCAATACTTATGCCCAATTCCAAGCAGTGGTCTGCTGAAGAAGGAGCATATTGTGTCGCTAAGTTTAGTAGCATGGACAACAAGGTCTCGTCTGCTACTTCTAATTTTGGCCCGGCCCAAGCTGCCTCTGGGCAAGAATCTAATTTGCTCATTCCGCAGCAGTGGGTCGCTACCAATCTCAATAGTGGTGCCGGCAGCAATTTTACCGGACTCACCACGAATCAGATAGTTTTAGGCGCTTACGGTCGGTATAACTGTTACCCCTTCAACGGAGTTGGATCGTGGTTTACTGGACTTGATCCAGTCAACTCGTCGTTCCAAATTACGGCTAAGTGGTATTTAGAAGTGTTTCCTAACACATTCTTTGAGCAGAACTTAGTTCCTACTACTTCCCCATCAGCCTGCTATGATCCCGTCGCTCTTGAAGTCTACGCACGTGTCGTTAGTCAATTGCCGCCTGGCGTTCCTGTTAAAGACAATTTTATTGGTCTTATCGGGTCTGCCATTGGTGGTCTTGCGAAGATGGCCGTGGGTGGAGTCAAGAACGCTATTTCTAATAGTGGCAGCAAGTCCGCCGTCGATATGGCCGCTCAGTGGAATACTTCTGTTCGGAAGCACGGCGGCGGTACTGCTGGCGTTCAGCAATCTATGCGCGATCCTGAGCATAACTTCAATCCAATTAAAAGTTTGGCTCAGCAAAACATGGAAAATGGAGTCCCGCAGATACGCGCCAATTTTGTCGATGAAGGCATAGTCGAACCAACTATGGAAAACGCTGCGCGTATGTACCATGCTTGGTTTGGCAATGCCCCCAATCCTAACTGGCCTCACGCTTATTATCCTGGAGAGGAGCCTGGTGGAGCTACGCATCAGATGGTCTCTGGCGGTAACGCCGCGGCCCCTACGCGCTCTCCTCCTTTGCAGTCGCATTCATGCAACTGCCCGCCTCATCCTTCTGCTGGTTATCAAAATTCTACCGGCCCGCGTGCTACTGAGTACGTTGGTGGTGTGAATATGAACCCTGCACATATAGGTAACTTCATTCAGTCAGCTGTCGATAAGGGTATAAATGCGGCCGTGCGAAAGCTTGGTCTCAACACCTCTAGACAACCTATGGCATTGGCTTACGACGATTACGACGACTATCCAGAAGCTAGTGCTGCTGTACAAGCGCGACGTCGCGCGGCGCGTGCCAAGCGAGCCGAACAGATTGCTCTCTGTCGCGAGAAAGGAATAATTCCTCAACTTACTGAGCAACAGCTCGCCGCTATCGCTAAACAGCGCGCTAAACGCGCGGCCGATGCGGCGAAAGCCGCGGCGCCACAGTGATGCGCTTACTTCGTCCTCG